ATATGGGTGGATCGAATGATGCTGCGTGGGGACGAAAAAACTTCACAGAACAGTCCGACATTTATGTTCGTATGTATGTTTATATTAGCGACAATTTCGATATAAATACTGCCTATGGTACCTCGGCATTATTAAGACTCTACGATGGGGAAAATGATCACTGCCTGTCTATGGGTATGCGAGATTATAGCGGCGACGGAGAAGTAAGTGCGTGGTATTACGACATCCAAGAGGGGTCGAACGGTCAGTCTGATACTAATTTTTCGACGGGCGAATGGCATTATATAGAGATTCACTGGGTTTCAGATGAGTCAGCTGGCGGCGGCGAGATCTGGGTTGATGGTGATTTAATTATTAGCGACGTGGACCAGAATACGTCTGCTCTTGTTCCAGACAACTGCCGAGCAGGGATAAATTATGCTTCCGCAGTTCCCGACCTCGGAGATTATCTTCTTTTTGATGATATCAAAGCCGATACGAGTCCCATAGGAGCATATTCGGACGCTGGAGGTGCTGTTTCGATAGGAATCTCTCCAGACACGACATTTCTCGCTGGGACGATTATCAACGCTGCTCTAGCTGTTCAGAAGCAGATAGGTGTTTCACCGGATACTACGTATGCAGCCAAAATCGTCCAAGACGCAACTGCACGCGCTCAGAAACGGCGTGGGATCAGTTCTAAGACAGCGATGCTAACCGCACTACTACCTGATGCAACGATCGGCGTCGTAAGAAACATTACTCCGCTAAGCCAAGTTACATACGGAACGTTCTACATACCAACTGTGACAGTAAGAACTAATCGTATGGTTGGTAGAAGATATTGGATGAGATACGGGCGGAAACTCGCCGCCTCTATAAGGAGACTCTGAATGGCTTTATCGTTCGCAGGAACTAACTGCATAAGGTTCGGTTCTCAAGGTGACGCACTTACCGGACCTCAAAAGATAACCTATATACGGTGGGTTGGAGCAACAACTGCTGGACATAAATGTGAGATGACAGATACAGCCGGAAACGTGCTGTTCTCATCGGAGGCTGATGGGGCGAACTTTTTGGACATTCAACCTTTGTATCAGAGACGAACTGGAATTACGTTGTCAGACTTAGATTCGGGCAGCGTGTTAGTCTATCGAGACTAAGATATTAGGAGATAATGACGATGGCAGCTGAAGGGCATTCTATAGGCATCATCGTGTTGAGTACGGATGAACAGTACTCGACCGGCATAATCAAGCCGTGGCTTGTTCGAGGTATAGGCTCCAACGCCAACACCGACTTTCATTTACAGGACGGCAACGGTCACACGGTATTCAGAAATCGTGGCCAGGGTGAAGTATACTTTCTCTCACCCAAGCAATTTGACCGCCTGACGGTCGCTGGCACGCTCGGCGCGAGTCACTGGATTCACATTTACACCCACTAAGATGCCTAAGAAGTTAGAGCGCAAGCTCAAGAAACAGGCTAAGGCCAAAGGTCTAAAAGGCGAACGCGCCGATGCGTATGTCTACGGGACTATGAGACGGACCGGCTGGAAGCCTGCAAGGGAGAAGAGAAATGACTCTCGATCTTCTAAGGGATGAGATATGGCGGGGCTTAGGCGAACCAACTGATCTCGATCCTGACAGCGATACGACTTATAACGGCGGGCCGCTTCTAACCTACGTTTGCAACGAGGCGCAGCGGCAAATCGCCATGTACAAAGATCCGACGACCAATCGTCGGGTGAGATTTAGAAATCTGATCGCCGAGCTTTTCTTCAAGGCTAAAGTGATTCAGGGCGCAACGGCCCCCACGGGAACTGTCGCCACGAGTACTTCGATCAAGCTCTCAAGCACGTATATCGGCTTGCAGGCCGATCGTTATAATGGCTGGGTAATCTCTACCGGCTCTGACGTTCGCCTCCTGGTAGACGGCGCATCGACCAGCGGTGTTTACTCGGCTACGATTCATCAATCTTGGGGTACAGTCCCGAGCAACTCGGCAAGTTATAGTCTATATAAGGACTTTTACTACCTGCTCTCGAATGGCGATTCTTGGCTAACGAATCCGGCAGGTGAACATATCCAACTTCCCACTACCAATTCTGTCGCTACTCGTCCCGAAGGGAACTTCCTCGACATACTGCGCGTCGAGGACATGGAGAATCAGCGCCAGATACCCCGTGCGCCGAGAACCGCCGAGTGGGCTGGCAACTTCGTCTCGCCCGGCGATCCGCAGGAGTGGCGTAGGAACGGCAAAAAGCTCCAATTCAACACTCCGGGCAACGCCGAACACTGGTATAGATTAACCTACTACCGACTTCCCACCGAGATGCGTCAAAGTCAAGCAAGCGATAAGCCCGAGATACCTGAGATGTTTCATTATGGGATCGTTCTCTGGGGTCTGTGGTGGGGTTGCAGGCGCAACCGTGAAAGCGGCGCGGCCTACTCTGCGAAGAAGGACTTCGAGGACTTCATGAGAAATACTATGGACAACTACGAGATTGCTAACGAGTTTCAAAACATAAGCGGCAAACTGCGGCGTAGAGATTATAACTACGTCTTTGGAGGAAACTAATGGCTACATGGAACGCGGCGTTCGAGGCGACTCCCGCCGGCAGTGACGCGCCAGACACGATAGACGACAAGATCAACGAGTTCAAGGAAGAAGTACGAACCCGCATGGGCAACGAGCACGGAACCTACGACAACACGGCCCAGGGTGCCGACGGCTCTCAGGCCGCCGACTGGTGTCACCGCACGGGTTCCGGACTCGCTTACTACCAATCCGATGCGCCCACGGCTCGACCTGGCGGCACGGCCCTCGATTCCTCGGGTTCCAACGACGACGGCAGACTGTGGGTGTCTAACGGATCGAACAAGCCGATCAAGGTCTGGTCTGGCGGCACCTGGTTTAGCACAGCAGTGGGGGCTGTAGTCGACCAGAACTCAACAGGTAATGCGTTGAAGTTTAAAGTTACCTCTATCGGTGATTGGAATATGGATACTACCGCCGAAAAGTCGGTCGTTGTTTTACCTGCTGCGAGTTACGAATACTTCCGCATCTGCGACATCGTCATCCGACAAGACTCAAATGGAGGTTCCGCTAGTAATACCTATCCCCTAAATTATACAGGAGCCTATGGGACTACAGGAGCCAGATATCATTTCCAAAGTGGGGCAGTAATCATGAAGCGGCTTCAGGCGGGGGTTTTCGATTCTGCCGACTACGATCAAACCTCTTGGAACCGAGGATGGATAACAGTTGCGTATATATAAGTTAGCAGGTTAAGATGAATAACAACGAGATAGAAATCCAAGACATAACTCCTCGGATGTTTCCCTTCGACGACTGGGTGCATGAGGACTCGGCGAGGCATGACAATCCAGTGAGTGCGCAGCAGAACGGGAGGATGTCGATAGGAGGCTACGGACGCGTCGACTTCAAGAACATGGCCTCGACGACTGTAAGCACTTCGGACGCCATCGCCGTCTACGACGAGTCGGCGGGAGGCTACCGACATGGGTATCTGTCGGGACTGCTCGCCGCGTGGAAGTCGACGACGTTTCCTGTGTATTCGACCGGGTGGATCAATCGGTCAGACTGGACGAATGTACATCTCGGCTCGGATGATACGAAGGACAACGACTCGGATGTGAGTCACGGACTAGGCGCTGATCTCGGAGCACTCGATGTCGAGTTGTATGTCTCCTCGAATGGAGCCTGGAGTACAGCGCAACAGATAGTCGATTACCAGTATTTCGACTATGGAGAAGGTGTACGTTATCGGGGTTGGGCTGTATGGGAGATAAGTACGGACACTGTTCGAGTGCAGACAGGAAAGGATGGGTTGCACTATTTGAGCGATTCCGGTCAACACGCGATCGTTAATGATGAAGACTGGTACTACAACGTCGTGGTGAGGAAGGTGGTATGATACATGCCTGAGGAAAGTTGGTACGTAGAGACAAGCAACAGGCTCGAACGAATCGAAGTGAAAATCGACGGCAACGGGGGTAAGGGGATCATGGCCCGCCTCGACGATGTCGAGATGATTGCGAATGCCGCAGTCCTCGAAACTGACTGCCGCGAGCATGTTAGCGAGCTGAAGGAGATTACAGAAGGGTTGGCTACTGCGAAGAAGAATAGTCTCCGTTATGCTATCGACATCTTCATCCGTATCGCTCCTTGGGTAATCATTCTCCTAACGCTTTTGGGGGTCTTATGATCATCAGCTTGGCGAAACACTGGAACGACCGGGATTATTATTACATTCAGACGAACAATCCTACTGAGGAGATCCTTCGCAAGGCTGGCAAGGTCCGAGACTTTCTTGAGTCCTGCGGTTCGACGGCGGCGGTAAACTGTCTGGCCGCACATGGTTATGACTTGGAGGTTTACTGTCCTGGAGAGTACAAGCCGCAGCCCGAGGAGGTCTTGCAGGACTGGTTCAACGACCCGAGAAACTATAAGACTATGCACAAGGTACGCCGGGGGGTAGAACAGCTCCCCGGCAACCGCGTGCCGCAATTCTATCCGCCTGCGGTTAAGGACGTGTTCAACGTCGAGTGTAGGTTCCGCTGGTTTATAACACACCATGATCTGATTGAGTGGCTGCAGCAGGGCTATACGATTCAGGTATGCCTGCAAAGCCCGAGTCATTATATTGCGGTTGTTGCTTTCGACACGAGGACCTCGGAGTTCATATATAACGATCCGTGGCCTGGTCGGTTTGAAGACAACGACGGGTTCAATAAACGATTCAGCGATATGGAGAATCTAAATGCTTTTGCAGTTATATATCCTAGGCCTGCTAGAGGAGTTTGCTGATGAGCGAACAGACGACGTCAAAATATCGGAGCCGTACCTGGTGGATGGCTCTTATATGGTCCGCATTTGTACCGATGGGCTTGACTGCCGCTGTAATTATGAGTCAGTACGGGATACATTCCGAAGGTTGGCTGACAGCCTTAGTCGGAGGAGCGTCTGCGGTCGTGACCGCATTTGTCGGTCTTGAGAAATGGCGCAAGGGAAAACGAGAATCGCAGGAGGCACAGAATGGGAGATAAAAAGAAGAAGTCGGGTTTTCGGGACATCAAGGGTACGAACATCGTACCAAAGTTGGGAGTTCCTGCCTTTGGCAAACAGTCCCCCACGACTGTTAAGAAGATCACGGGTGGTGGGGCCAATATGGGGCCGAGAGAGGTCGTGGCTATGGAAGAGCGGCACCGACAGTGGAAGGCTTCAGGGGGCAAGAATCCCCCAGGAGACTGGAGAACGAACGTGTACGGTTTCCGCAAGCCCGCACCTCCAGAGAAGAAGTATGACATGACGAAGAGGACTCCTCTCGTTGGCGGCGTCACAACCGAAGAAGAAGAAGGGAAAGAATCCGCTGCTTGATTAGATGGATAAGAACTATCGAGCGCCAGATCCTATAAACTTCCCGCTTAGACCACTCAACGGCGGCATGATGCGGCATCTCGCACCGACCCAACTACCGACGAATGGTCTATGGACAGCGCAGAACTATCTCGTCGGCACGAAGGGTCCTATGCGTCGACCAGGCTACAACAAGACCATGGGCGGGAATCAGGTCGCGGCTGATGATCTTCCGCTGATTGACCTGGTTCCGCTTTGGAAGACTGACGGTACACAAAAGGCCGCCCTGCTCACAAGCAGATACCTGTACAACTACGCGCTGAATGCAGCACCTACGGCGGTCTACTGGGTTACCAGCAACGGGACAGTCTCGGTAGGCGGCACAACGCTCGCCGGCACGAGTACCGAATGGGAATCGGCGCACACGAATGGTTACATCATGCCAGGCGACGTAGTAGTCTTATCTGCTGCGACGTCTATGCCCGTCGTGTCGGTGACTGACGACACGACGATTGTTCTATCCGCCGCTCCGGGTTCGTTCTCGACCGGCACGGCCTACTACATCCGCAAGACCTTTCAGGTCGAAGACGACACGCTAATCGACTCGACTGTCGTCGCTGGCTCGACGAACAAGATTATCTTAGCTGATCAGTCAAGGCCCGCATATACATACGACGGTACGACCTTCGAATCACTCGATGCCGACGCGCTTTACTGCCCGGCGTGCGTACTGTACTTCGGCGGCTCCCGCAGCGACCGCCTGTGGCTTGGGAACATAAAGGAGACCACGACCAACGACGTGAGTTCCGTGACCTACTACAGGCAGAGGATTCGTTGGTCGAGCGCAACGGACATTACGTCTTTCGGTGCGAGTGATTATATCGACTTGCCTTATGCGTCTGGTCAGATCGTCAAGATGCTCAACATCCGTAGCTGGATGATTGTTTACATGCTCGATGCGATCTTCTACGGCAGACCGGCGAATGACCCCGACCTACCCTACGTGTTCGACCGACTCAACACGAGTGGCGTCGGCTTGCTAGGAGTCAAGGCTGTCGTTCCCTATCAGGACGGCCATTTCTTCGTTGGGCCGGATAACATCTACTATCTGCATATAGGCAATAACGGCCTGGAACTAACGGCTGTCGGGACGCCTGTCGTTTCGGAGACTGTCGAGAACTGTCAGACCAAGAGCAAAATCTATGGCTGTCACGATCCTGACAATCATCGGATTATGTTTGGCTTCCCGGAGGCCGGGGAGGAGATTGCAAAAGTCTGGTCGTACAATTATCACTCGAAAGCTTGGTCATACGACGTCACGCCTGCGACCTTCATCGCTAATCCGCTGATCCAGCTGACCAACACGATCGACGGATTGACTGGGACTATCGACGGCCTTACGGCTACGTACCCAACGATTGATGCTTTGGGCGGCACGGCTCCCTCAGTGAGCAAAGTATACAAAGGTCAGGACGGCTACGTCAGCGAACTGGGCGACGAGAGTAACAGCGATGACGGAGTAGCTATAAACGCGGTCTTAACGACAGGAGACCTCGACCTCGGGTTGCCAGATCGAGATAAGACATTCCTCCGCCTGACCGTAAGGCTGTCTGACCGACCCTCTGGGACTCTTGCCTTTGCTGTTGCCGTCTCGTTGGATGGAGGAAATAGCTGGAAGGATAAAGGCACGCTGACTATAGCGAGTACCAAGGTCGAGGATAAAGTAGACTTCCGCGCTACCGGTTCGGCGATTCGCGTGCGGTTGACCTCGACGTCGGCTGTTGAGCCATATACGATCTCTGAAATCTCGCTCAAGGCGCAGCCGCGAGGCGAGGAGGTAGAGTTTGATTGATCTGCCAAAGGGTGTAAAGTTTATCCGGCTCAACGAGGCGATTATCACCGGTCTCTATGAAAAACTTTCCAAACATGCTAAGATATGGGAAGACGGTACGAATAGCTACGAGTTTTTTCATGATCACGTCATGCGTCCTGACGTGTATCTGTTTAAAGTCGGTGAGGATATAGTTATCGAGCTGGCTGATATTATATGGGGAGTGCGCGGTCGAGCCCATGCGTTCTTCCTCGGTCACAAAGGCTTCGTCGAACAGCGCGAGACGCTTAGAGATTTGATCATGTGGGGCTTCTTCCAGTTCGATCTACGACGGATAGAGGCCCTGGTGCCTAAACGCTTAGGCGCATATATACGATTTATCCGAAAGTATCTAGGCTTTAGGCCGGAAGGAACGCTGCGTCGGCACAGTATGTATGACGGCGTACCTACCGACATGCTGATGCTTTCGATTATACGGGAGGACTTCGAAGATGGGTTATCAGAAGTCGGAGACTAAACAGGTATCTGAGGGCGGATTCCAGGCCGCTCCTGGTTTTGAAGGACTTCGCGGATTATGGGGAGGACACTACGGCGCTATGCAGGCCGGTCTTGGTCAATATTCGCCGCAGCAATATACTGCGTTTCTGCAACAGCAGGCACCCGGACTAATGGGTATCGGGCAAAGCATGTTTGATCCTGCCAGGGCTGCAGCTGGGGCGGGCTTCCAAATGGCCGCGCAAGATGTAGCTCGATCTACCTTCGGTGGGGCCTCGGGGCAGAATGCCCTCTATTCAGGCGCTGCACAGTCTGCGTTCGGCAGAGGTTTAGGCCAAGCGTATCAGCAGATGATGATGCCCATCGAGATGGCCGCTGCGGGTGCTGGTCAAAATCTACTCGGTACTGCCGGAGGTCTGTACGGTCAGACACAGCAACTCTATGGTGGACTGTTTGGACAAGCCGCGCAACCGATTACGGGATTCGACGCGATGGTCTACAAGCCGGACGTGTGGGGTCAAAATCAGTGGGGATTCTCGTTGATGTAAGGAGGTAAATGATGGGTACTCCGATAGCAGGAGCACAGATAGTCCCCGGTTCGGGAACCAACGTAAATCTCGGTGGGACGAACATGATCAACACGCTTCTCAACGTGGCAAAATTACAAGAGGCCAAGCGACAGTTCGATATCGGAACGGCCAAAGAGTCCTACGTAAAGTTCATCGAAATCGCTGGACAATACGTGCAGGGCGGACCTATGGCCGTCATGGAATCAACACAGGATATGTTGAGTTCTTTGATGTCCCGTATGCCCGGCATGAATGAGAAGGACGTCAAGGCTAACCTCAAAATCTTCTTTGAAGATGCCAACCTTAACTGGCAACAGAAGATCGACGCCATGTTTGAGGGGATGCTGGGATTCAATAAGAAAACTTATGAGGAGGAGAAGATACGGCAGCAGATGGCAACTCCTCCCGTACATCTTGGAGACTTTGGGATACAGGGGGGCGGACAGGTCCAAGCGGCTCCTACGGCTTCGATCGGCCCGCCTAAACCTCCGCAAACTCAGCTTGGACTGAGACACGAAGCCCCGACAACGGGTACTGCCGAGTTTGAGTCTAAGTATAAAGAACTTCGAAATGATCCCGAGATGGTCCAGTGGGCATACCAACGTGCCGAAAGTTATCCCCCCTCTTCCATGGAAGAGTCGTTGAAACTTGAGGTTGGTAGTGCACTTGGGTTAGCTAAATTACACGATGACGGTTCATATGAGATCAGCGACCAAACTGAGCGAGGACGACGTTATCTTGCGTGGCTTGCTCCAGGTAAGTTTGAGGCCCCGCCCGAACCCGCAACTATGCCGAAAACTCATCTTGAAAAGACTCAAATCTTGGGAACTGCGGTTGAGTTTTCTTCGGTTCTTGATGCTGGCGAAACCCCTGGTCTGCCTGCTGAGCAGGAGAGACATAACCAAAAAGTAGAGGAAAGAATTGAGCAGATCGAGGTTACCGATATAGATCCTGATAGGGCACACCAGATGAAGGTGAATATTCTGACGCAACTCAAACAACCGAAGGGCTGGGCAGCTAAGTATAACTATTGGACACAGGCTGGGAATGACCCAGCGAGGGCTCGACAGGTGTTTGCCGTTCTCGGCGGTGCCGTACCAGGTGAGCCAGTAACGGATGAGAAGGTTCGTGCTGGCCTACAACGATACGCCGATGTAGTACTCACTTCTCCCGCCGTCGTTGCTCGTATTAACGCGACTGTTAAGGCCGAACTGTTAGAGATGCAGATGGATAATATGCAGACGCAGATTGATAACATGTTGCCTATGATGAACTTCATGCTGCAAAAAGACATCCATGAGTTCAACAAGGAGAAGACCAGCTGGCAGCAAGGATTTGATCAGTTCAAGCTAAAGATGACAACAGATATAGAGCTTGCGAAGTTTAATGCACAGCAAGGATCAAAGCTTGATAAGGAAATTGTTACTGCGACTGAGAAGCTCGGTGATGCGTTAAGCGGAGGTGGGTATCCAAGCGGATTTCAGAACGAGAACCAGATGCGCAAGGGTCTGCTTAAGCCTGAGATCAAGGCTGCATGGGTGAACCTTGCTAAGTTACTAGCTACTAAGAATGGTGTCTCGTTGCAAACGATTAACTTAACCTGGAAAGACGCGAATCTGTGGCAACAGATTTTCGGTGGCGGTAAAGAACGCGGTATTACTGCGCCAACTGCTCCTGGTATGGAGGAGTTCATGCCCCCAAGTGTTGGTCCAAGCGGCCCGACGCAAGAGGAACAAAGTGAAGCGGCGAACGAGGCTGAAGAGTTTAGGAAGCGGCATCAGTAATGGGCATCTCCGATTGGATGGCGGAAGTTCGGGCGGACCCCTACTTTCGGAAACAGGACTATAGGAAACAACAAGAGCTGTGGGCAGAAGTTTTAGCGAATAGACTCGCTAAGATGCCCGATTTTCAAAAGCTGTCCCCAGCCACTAAACAGCAAGTATTCCGAGAATCCTTAGTCATTCCCCCGACGCTCGACGACCCACAGGCCGAGCAAGAGGCTGTAGCTGTAGTCCAGCAGGCGCAGAGTGGGAACGAACAGGCGGTGCGGCAAATGCAGGATCGGGCGGCGTTGGGCAACCTCGCCAAGCAATTCACGCTGGCGCAGCTGTTCGAGAAATATATACAGTATCCGTTGCTCAAAGGCTACACGGAGTATATCGCCTCGCCGATACACCAACTGTTCGGCGGGAAGTCATATACTTACGAGGACATATTTGGTAAGCGACATCTAAATAAAGACCTGCATAAGATTACTGATTACTACAATCTGTTCCTTGATAATGCGTACAAAGAAGAGTGGTACAACTCTGCAGCTCGTCACGCTATGACGTTTGTAGGCGCGGCGGCTGATATTGGAGCCATGTACGCTACGGGCGTTGGTACGCTGGCAAAGCCGAGAGGGCTCGTCAAGCTTGCCATGAAGGGCTACACACCGATCATGCGACGCGCGCCATTATTATTATTCAAAGCGGGACGAGCCGGTATACACGCAGCTGGTGGTGGATTCGTCGGGCTGGTCAGAGAAAACACGAAAGATTATTTCACCGAGATGGAGGGCAATCCCGACTGGCGTATGATGTGGCGAAACTCGGGCAAATATTTCAGCGAGTATGCGCTGGGTGACCTTGCCGTGTTTGCCGTCGGCGGTTTTGTCAAGCACGCCGCCACGCCTGTCGTGAAGAACTTCGTCGGATGGGAGAGGAGAGTCCGGAAGGTCCCGCTGAGTGATAAGGAGTGGAAGCGGGCGTTACTAAAAGCGTGGACCGGAGACATTGATCCTGCGCTGTGGGCTAGGATGGGACCAGAGAACCAGCTACGGATGGAGCAATTACGCGCCTTCGGCACGGTTGTCAATCACGTCGAACAGGCGACGCCCGAAGAGCTATTCAAGGCTCTGGCCGGCATGAGAGGCTACGTCGCGCAGGTCGATGATGCCGGTCGGTGGATGTTGCAACATACGGATGATACTGTTAAGTCCGGCTGGAAGTCCTTCGATGACATACAGACTTGGCTTGATGATCAACTTGGTCCTCTGCCTGAAGAGCAGATTCTCGGCACGGATAAGATTAAAGTTGAGGCGAGATATGGGCCGAAGGGGACGCTGATTGATCTGGAGGCCAAGGATGTTTACGTCGATCCACAGACTGAAGTAGCCTCGGGAACCTTCAAGCAGGTCATGAAGATGCTTGATGATTACGTAGATCCCATTCCCGTACAGAAGGTCGGTCGAGTCAAGGCGAATCAAATTGCCCGAGAGTTTACTGTGGATATTCCCGAGTGGGGCGAGCGTCGAACGTTTAAGACGTTGTACGGGGCGAAGAACTATTTAAGACACGTCAACGACTGGGACAACGCTCTCTATATGGCAAATAAGAAGGGCCTGCGAGTAGATCGGTTCCGGGGCCGCTGGGCACTGTATGGAGAAGGAAACAAGTACGTAGTTGATACGCTTGATGACGTACAAAAGATTATAGCCGACACGCCGATGCCTGAGTGGGCTCCCGAGTTGACTGGTTTCGACGAGCAGCTGGTCGCTCAAATGAACAACAAGATTCCCGACTTTCAGTTCAAGCCCAGCACGTACAACGTGAGAACTAAGGCTGACGGGAATCTCGGTGCTAAGTGGATCATGAGTAAATATATTAAGGGACCGGAGGCTCTATTCCTAAACGCGAACAAGCAGGGAGCGTTGCCCGACGAATTGCTCGATATGTTCTACAAGCTGGAGAACTCAAGAGATCTGACAAATATCGAGATGGCGAAGTTCATGGACTTAGGAGACAACGCCTTCCGCAAAGCGAACGGCCACATGATGAGCATGAAAGAGCAAGACGCCGTGGGGATTCTCATGCAGACCCCCGAGAACAAGTGGGATGACTTGGTCCGCGAGTTCGCTGACCGGAAGCACTTCACGTTTACCGACGACCATTATCGAGCCGCGAGAAGGCTACGTGAAGTTTACGGCGAAACAAGAGAGTCTGGACTCGCTGCCTATTTCCAGTTAGAGCCTGAGAAGTTTATCGACGATTATCTGCCAAGAATACGTGATTACGTTGCCGATCCCAAGAACCCGATCCCGCCCGACATGGAGGTTAAAGAGTTCTTGCAGAGAGTGTGGGGCGGTCAGGCTCCGCCGAGTCCAGTCCTCGCCTTCTTCAAGCACGGTCGTGTCAGCGAGGTAGCTCAGTATGCTTTGGAGCGAAGTCCGCTGATTCAACTAAAGAAATACCTGATGGCCGGGCATAAGGAAATGACGCTCGGACCAGTCGTTGACGAGATCAAGGACTTTCTAAACGCGAACTGGGACCGTATAGATCCCCACGTTGCCGCGCACTACGCATCTTATTTAAACGATGTTATGGGCATACCGTATGGGATAGCACAGAAAGATATGCGGGCTGTTGTCACGAAACTTCACCAACACTTTATGAAGGGCAAGAGCCGAGCGGTCGTCAATTCGGCTGTCGAAATGATTCTTGGCTCAAGCTATTCATCGGCGATGGGCTTACGCGCTTGGTTGCCCATACGTAACTCTCAGCAAGTATGGACGACGCTGGGACCGAGAATCGGTGATGCCTACGTTGCTGACGCAATCCAAGAGGTAGTCACGTCGAAGGGCTTGTTTGAAAAACTACGGGGGAAGGGTCTATTCCAACCTGACATCCCCGTGATGGGCCGCGAACATATTGGCAGTTCGCTTGTTGGGAAGGTCACTCGGGGGACACTGATACCGTATAGAAGTTCGGATGATTATACGAGAGCCGTTGCTTACGTAGCATCCAGGCGAAGATTGCAACACGCGATGCAGTTCTTGCCGGATACGGATAAGTTTCTCAAAGAGGCCAAGCTGAACGTACTGCCTGAGCCAATACGGAATCAGGTGTTTGACGCACTGGCGAATAAGAAGAACTTCGAGTTGGCTGCGGATATTGCCGGTCGTCAGTGGATCAACGAGACGATGTTTCCGTATAGAGCGGGGATGATGCCCGCCTGGTATAAAGGAACTCTCGGCAAGGCTTTCGGCATGTTCGGTCACTATCCGGTGTACTACCTGCAGAATATGATAAACGGCCTGACGCGAGGTGGTCTCGTCGATCGGGCGGCCTACGCAGCGGGCTTAGCAGCGAACACGGCGATCCTGTATAACGTGTTTGATCAGGTGCTCGGTATAAGAGAGCTGAGTTTTCTACCTTGGGTTCCGGCTACATTCTCCGGCGGACCGTTCTACCATCTGATGAACAAAGCGATCATGGCGACGAATACACGGTCCTACGAAGGCCGACAAGCAAGGAGCGAGCTTGGTTTAGGCTTCAGCATTAAAGATGGAAAGCCGCACTATCAGTTCAGCCCCGCAGCGATATGGCGCACGACACGCTGGGTAGTGCCCGGCGGGTTTGCCATGACCTCGTGGGCAAAAGCGTTTCGAGCCGCGAACGAGGGCGACTACGTTAGGTTTGTTGGGAACCTGTTGTCGGCTCCCGTGCGGCCACGTCAACTTCAGTAACTTCCGTCCAAGTAGACAGTATATGCACGTAAAAGTCCTTCGCGGCGTCTCTCGACTCGAAGGTCTCGTAGGCCTTCGTTCCGGTCTTGGTGATAGCGCCGACCTTCCATAGATGCGAAGGATCGTTGCGATCGACCGAGGGTTGCCACAGAACCGAGATGTCTCGTACGTCTATTGTTGCGCTTCCGATTTTAACTAATAGGTTCACTTATGTACTCCGTCCATGCGTTTAGAGGGTTTACCCTCGTATGATGTGTATTCTTGTACCACCAATCGCGGTACTCGTTTTCGGCCATATAATCCGCAGCGCCGACCCAGTGCAGATGCGGTATAGTCTTCTCCGGTGACATGATCTTCAGTCCTGATAATTTGTATTCTTTGCTTAATGATAGGTCACTCGAAAACTCATAATCGAACTTATTCGGCGTATCGTTGTAGAAGTGTTCGGGCCTCTGACCTCCGTGTCCTAAGAAAACCCCCGTCATGTGCATAGTCAGATAACCGCTGCAAGCGTCGAGTTCCATCGAGTCGGTGAACTCTGTGCCGCAAAATCCTTGACGCTCCTCCCAGTTGGTAACGATCAGGCCATAGGCTCCAGTCTGCGCTACGTCATGCCCAAAGGTTTGAAACGGCTTCTTTAACAACTCGATCTGTCCGCCCGGTTGCTCGAACTTCACGTTCTGGTTGACGATGAGCATATACGTTGTGTCTACAAGCATCGCCGCCGCGTTCAGGCAGTCCTCATACGTTGCGCCTGATAGATGTATGATCTTTGAATACAGGCGGTCCTTCGCCCACTCAACCGTCTCGTAGTCACGGGAGCCGTCCGCATAGATGATCGGTATATGCGGGTAGAAAACCCGGATCGAGTCGGTCGATGCTTTGGTAAAATCTAAATTACCGTAAGTGTTCATGATGATTGTTACATCTTGCACTGTTTTTCCCTCCCTTCGGGGTCGTCGTTGAACGTGATTTCCACGTTCTCATATTCAGGCTTATTGAGAAAATCTCGCATGTGGCCGATCGGTTGGGTATCAAGAACTGTGATACCCATCTCGACAAAATCATCCAGCAGCTCGCTCACGTCTCCATCAGAGTGATAGATAACCTGGCAACCATGAGTCAAGCCTAGGTTGATGAGTTGCTCTGTATGCGGCTTGACCCACTTACGCCATGTGTCGGGACTCATCATCAAGCCGTTGTTGCCGGCGATGTCGTCTCCGATAACGAAGTACGTGATCACGTTGATGTGAGTTAATAGCTGCCGGTTCCACCAGACAAAGTGACGAGAAATGTCGGTTAAGTCCGGTTGATCTACGAGCAGCTTCTCGTAGCCGAGAAATCTCGCCGCCGTCGTGAAGATCGACTTGAAGTTGGTCGTGCCGAGCCTGAGAAACTTCTCTCGTGGTGGGCAGGTGATTTCGTACTTGTCCCAGCGGAAGTATTCACAGATTTCAGGCATGTCGATCTCGCCCAAAGGTTCTGCCACCCAAAGATTTCCATCTTCATCTAATGCGTTCTTCCATCCCCACGGGATGGACTTAAGCTGTATTGGTACTATGTTTCCAAAGCTCCACATAACTTCTCCAATCGTTCGGTTGTAGTCAATTGCATTTTAATAAACTTCCTTTCCTTTCCGATCTGTTCCCGTCCGGTCGTTTCCCGTCGTCTCAATTCCTTTCCTTTCGCTTCCCTTCCGTTCAATTCCACTCAACTCCCTTCCTCTCAGTTCTTCTACAGGAAGTCTCGTATCTCAGCAAAAGCGGGAAAACTCTTGTAGGCTTTCCAGCGTTTTCGCCACTGTTGTAGTTCTCTAAAAGCAGTGTTGAATAGGTCTTCGATGCGCCCCCCCGTAATGGCTATTTCCGTGGGGAGATACTCGTTTTTGGTCTCGTCATCATGCTCTATCGTTATGGGATAAAACGCACCCGTCTCTAGGGTCTCCTCATGGCCGTCGTGTTCAATCTTTATTTCAACTCGAATAGAACGCATGAGAAGACGCGAATGGTTGAGCCAATATTGCTCGGCTGCGTGGTTCTTATCCCAATTGTAATACCGATGAAGCGGAGAAGACTTCTTCTTTGCTTCTGCTAATACTAGATGCGGCGTCAAGCTGTGATGTTTCTTGGTTAAGTTGATAATGATCGGACCGATCTTCTTAGCGTCTTCATCGCTCAGTCGAGATCCTACGGCTGCATGATAGCCTAGGACTTTCATGGTTGTTCGGAACTCTGTTGCGGATACTTTCATTTCGTCGCTCCTGTTACCTCGAACTGTCCATACGTACCACCTTTTTCCGGTCTCCATGTACTGTAGCCGATAGCCAGTCCCGCTATTTGAAATATATGAAGAATCTGGGTCGAGTTTAGAACACTTTTTAGATATGTGACGGGAATGTCCATCGTCCAGTTTGGGAAAGTCGGACGAGTCTTTTGGCGACGCATCCTTCCTCCTACAGTGATCCAGTCGGTAGACGGGATGGGCTTCTTATGCGGCTTGCCTTCCAAGTCCAGGATGGTATTCCACTTTGCCATGACGAAGAGTGCGCCTTTCAGCGTCGTTCCCGCGAACTTGGTAAAACGCTGGCCTGCATTAACAAGCATTTTCTTAGCTCCGGTCCCGGGCATGGCATAGTTCCCGTTCTCGTCGTAATAAAAACAGGCTTCGTAGAGTTTATCCTCGTCCTCTGTTTTCTCTGTGAACTCGTGCATCGCGGACGGCATTATCGGTGTGATTCCCTTGATGTGCACTACCATCTTTTCCATGGCGATTTCCGGTAGTCTTGTCTTTTCCATAACAGAACTCCTCTAATCTTTTTCTACTCGTTTTAATGGTAACGAGCTGACCATTCTTCAACTTTGCCTTGATCATGATTTTGAAGGTGTATCTGTTGAGATAATACATATAACGCTCGAACCAGTATGTAGGGATTCTCCTGCCGTCCGTGGTTTTAAGGACCACCCAGGAAGTTTTGAGGTCGGGCAGTTTTCGCAGCCGCCGTTTCTCATAGACTCTTCTTCGGTACAAGTATGATACCACAGCATCTTTGCTACATCCTGTAAGCGTTATGATTTCCTTGACTGATTGCGGCAACAACTTTCGCGGGTGTTTAGCCACCCAGCGGGTCAAGCAGCTTCTCTTCTTCTGCCGTTTGTAATGATGGCCGTACATACGGGCATATTTCTTCAGCGTGCGTGGCGAGCAGGACAGGGCTTTGGCCGCGTCGAAGAGTTTATCCGCGCGTTCCAACACGTCGAGGATTTCTTCTCTACTGTATCTATTTGCTAGTGTCATTTATCGTCTCGTATAGCTTTTGTACTCTTGGACCTAAGTACCAGGAGTTTTTGTTTCTGCCGTTTACCAGGATGCCGAAGCGGAGGAACTTGGCAAGGAACTTGCCGAACTCGGTATTCGACGTGTGGCCCAGCCGGACGGCGAGTTCCAGGGTCGAGAGCGCCCGCTCGGACGTAGTAATATCTTGCGCCCGTAGGATCTCTACGAGTTCGAGCTTAAGAGAAGGGATCGAGTCCATGCCCGCCTTGAGACATAGTTTGAAGATGTCCTCGTTCATCTCGTCGGTCTTGTGAACAGCCTTGAATATCTGAGCGAGAGTCTGCAGCTGCTTGTTGACTCGGGCTCCGCCTTCCTTTCGACCCCGTTCGCCGGACTCCAGCTCGGGGATGGGCGTGCGGATCAAACTGACGAACTCGCCTAAAGCCTCGATGCGCCCCTCCCAGTACCTACCGATCGAGCTTGGACTGTATACAAGCTCCTTCGCGTAGGCCCTAAACGCATCATGGATCTCCTTTTCGATCTTATACTCGTTCCCGATAACTGATGTGGAGAGTGGCAGCGACGTGTGTGTGTCTTCGTCGGGCATCCGGTAATAGAGGAAACGTTCGCCCATCTTTGCCATCACGGTTTTATGCGAAGTAAAGACGACCTCAGTCGAGCCGGCGGCCACGCCGACACGTCCACGCCACTTGAGGATGCCCCCACGTAGCTTGGTACCCACCCCACGCTCGTACTCTCCATCGTATACTTCGCGTAACTGACCGAGGATAGCATTTCTGGTTTCAGTCCTCATACTTAATATCGTCGTAAAGTCCTTGATGACCAAGAGATTATCGTTGAGCTGGTAGAGCACGTCTTTCTGCCCTTCCCTACCGACGAAGCCGCTCAGCAACGTCGAGGGGGTGAACTCGCTAATCTTTATGCAGCCGCTACATGCAGCAATCGAGTCGAGCAGGACGGTCTTCCCGCTGGAGGGCGGCCCCACGAGCATGAGCCACACAGGTCTGATCGAGCGGGTCTTCGCCGCAACATACGTCGCAAAGAGGAAATCAACTGCTGAATCATCGGTCAAGTAGATCATCTTCGAGACCGTCTTCTTCACATCTTTGAGTGTCACTACGTTGCGCTATACCTTCTCCTCTACGAGGCAAAGTGTATCGTTGTGGTCGCCCCCGTGACAAACTACGCAGAGAGCAACTTTTTCAAATCCCCGAGACCTCGACATACCAACAGAATCATAGCCGAGGGATATTACACGCCCATGAGGGCGAAGGATACCATAAAGAACGTTCTTGATCTTTGTTAACTTCCCGATCCACCGCCCCTCGTATTTCTCACGAGCCTTCCGAATATTGTATGGAGGATCTAGTATAATGGTATCGAATGTCCGCCCCGTCGTAGTAACAAACTCGTAGGCATCCACGCAGTAATCTGGTTTCCACTGCGGACTCACGTCAACGCGGGTTTCATTAACATTAAGGGCTGTTTGTCCTGCGAACAGGTTCAAGACTTCTCCGTAACACCAGCTTTCGACCCACTTCTTTAGCTTCGGTTGCTGAAACGTCCATCTTTTTGGCGGTTGTGTCAGATATGTGATTGTCATAAATCTCCCCAGGTGGTCGTAACGCTCTTCTCCGTTGGGAAGGAAACATCGCGGTTCCACAGATGATGCTTTTGCTCCATATACTTCTTAAGACGTGCGTCCACACGTTTGAGATCCTCATTTGGCACCTCAAGAATCAACTCGTCGTGTATCTGCAGCACGAGTCTTGCTTTCGTTCCGCTCTTCTTCATCCACTGGTACATGTCGATCATGGCTCGGTTGATGATCGAAGCTGCCGTCGACTGAATCGGGAAGTTCAGCCCTTCTTTGACGATGTCCACATCGCTACCCATAAGCGTTCGCACCCGTCCAAAAGCATTCGACACTCGTCGAGTGCTGAGAACATCAGATCGAAGTCTCTCTTGGTATTCGGCGAGAGTTCGATAATGCTCAAACCAGCGTCGAACAG